TGGGCGGCGGACCGCCGGCGGCCGGCGCGGCCGGCGCGGCCGCTGCGGCGTTCGGATTGTCGAGCAGGCCGCGAGCATCGAGGATGCCGCGTCGGTCGACTGGCTCGGGTTGCGGAGGCGGTGACAGGTGGAATCCGGGCGGCACGTCGACGCCCTGGAGCATCAGCGGGTCGGGCTTCACGGTGTCGCGCTTCGACTCCTCCTCGGCGGCCTTGATCTCCTGCTCGGCGGCCCACCGTTGCGCCGCTTCCTGGCGGGCGTCCTGCTCGGCGCCGAACCGCTGCTGCGAGAGGTCGAATCGCTGCTGCTCGAGGTCCGGTCCCTGCGGGTTGACCGCCGACTCGAGCTGCTTGAGATCGACCTCGGGGATGCCTGTCGGCGTGAGGCCCCGGCTCTGGAGCTCCTGTTGGATGATGCCCTGCCGCTCGTCCTGCTGCTTGCTCGCGTTGAACTCGTCCAGCGCGTTCGCAAGGTAGCCGGAGTCTGCTCCCGGAGGGGCCGAGAAGTCGGGGGGAAGCTGCTGGCCGTAGTAGTCGATCCGCTGCTGCTCGAGCTCGGCGTCACGCTGGCGCTGCTGCTCGGCGGCGAGCCGCTCCTGCTCGGCGCGCTGTCGGTCCTCCTCGATCCGAGCCATCCGCTCGTCCTGGCCCTGGCGATCGACAGCGTCGGAGAGATAGCCGAGGCGGCCCTGGGTGTAGCCGGCGCCAGCCTGAGCGAGCAGGTCGGGGAGCATCATCCCGGGCTGCATCCGCGCGAGAGCCGCGGCGATGCCGGCGCTGCCGGCCTGCCCCCAGGTCTGTTCATCGATCGGGTGCCCCATGTAGTCGTAGGGCATCAGGCCGCCTTCCCCCAGGTGTTGCCCCACGTCCAGTTCTTGCCGGTGCCCTGAGAGTAGCCCTGGCTGCCGAGCTGGTAGCCGCCGACCGCGCCCTTGAAGACGTTGCCGGCGGTGTCGACGTACTCGGGTGCCCTCTGCGGGCCCTGCTCCGTCCCGTACTGGTGGGTGGTGCCGTAGCCGCCGGTGGCGGTCTGGACGATGTCGGCGATCGAGCCGAGCTGCTGGTAGGGGAGCATCTGCCGTTGCAGGTTGATGCCCGCCATCGCTGCGCCGTGCGAGAGCGTCTGGCCGCGGCGAGCGGTCTTGTCCTGCATATTGGCGATGTCGTAGTTCGTGCCGTAGCCGAGCGCCTGCATGAGGTCGCCCATCCGGCTCTCGTAGTCCTGCTGCCGGATCTGCATTTCGGCCTCACCACGCTGGCGCTCGAGCGAGGCCATCTTGAGCTGGCCGGTGCTGCCGTACATCGAGTTGCCCTGAGACAGGCGGAGCTTCTCGGCGGCGATCCTCTCGTCAATCCCGCGCTGTGCGGGGTCGATCACGCCCGCCAGGTAGGGATTGCCGTCCTTGAGGTACTTGCCCTCGAGGATGTCGCGGATGTAGCCGGGCGCGCCGACCGGGCCGCCACGGCCCTTCCCGCCGCCGCCCTCGCCCTTCGCTCGGCGCGCGGCCTGCTTGTCGAGCTTGCGCTGGCGGCGCGCGGAGACCTGGTCCTGATTCTCGTTCGCCGCACCACCGCCGCCGCGGTTGGCCCACAGTCCCCACGCGGCGTTGGCGATGTTCTCGCGGATGCCGGCGCTCGGCCCCCAGGGGGTCTGCTCGGTCGTGCGGTCGTAGTTGGTCGGCTGGTTGGCCGCCTTCGCTGCCTTGTCGGCGGCCTTCTGCTGCTGCTTCGAGGAGTAGACCGCTGCTGCGGCGCCGATCACTGCGGCGGTGATCGCCATTTCAGTTGCCCTCGAGCCTCTTGAGCAGCAAGACCTGGTACGCCTCGAACCCGGCCCGCTCTGCGGATGTTACTCCTTCTTGGTTGACGAGCTCTACCGCGCCGATCGCCGAGTCGAACCCCTGGCGCCGGAGCAGCTCGAAGCCCGCCTCGCGGAGGCGGGTGGCGATCTTCTGCTTCCGAGCTCCGGGGCGAACGTAAGTCACCCATCCCAGGGCGGTGCGACCATGCGCTGTTTCGTAGGGGAGCTCGGCGTCGGCGGCCATGTGGAGCCCGACCTCACCCTCGAGGAGCACCACCCCACCGCGCGCGCCGGAGAGCACCGAGTCGTAGATCCCCATGAAGAAGGCGACGGTGCCGGGCGTCGGTAGGACGTCGGAGCCGTTCTTGCGGCCCTCCTCGAGGAACGCCCGAACGAGCTCGAGGACGAGCCCGCGATCCTGCGCCTTCGGGACGCGGATGCCGGTCACGCGCTCTCCCGCAGCCGGTCTGCCAGCTTCTCGAATGGGGGGCCGAAGCGGAAGTTGTCGGCCTCCTCCGCCCAGGAGAGCTCGGCCGAGCGGTTGAACCAGCCGGCGACCTCCCCGATCTGATCGGGGTGCAGGCACACCTGGCCGTCGAAGCCGCACGCGCGCGCCCAGGTGGCCGGGAGATCGTGCATCAGGTCGTAGGTGCGGCCCGGGATGTCGAGGTTCGGCCCGCAGTAGACGGGGACCCGGTTGCGCTTGGCCGCGAGCACCACCTGGCAGGCCGCGTGAGCGATGAGGGGCGCTTGGCCGCGAGGCGACACCCGGGCGTCGGCGCAGAAGTCGGCCCACCCGAAGATCACTCCGCGCACCTGCTCGGCGACCGAGCTGCGCAGGATCTCGTCGGCGCGCTGGACGCCGACCACGCTCTCGAAGACGAGGATCACTCCCCCGACCGCGGCGCGCAGGTCCGGGATCAGGGCCTCGACCTTGGGCAGAATCACGGTTGCGCCCCTCGAGGCGACAGCGTCGAAGTCCTGCCAGCCGCGGGGTGTCCCCAAGGTGTTGATGCGGACGGCGTCTCCGGGCTGGAGCGCCGCACACACCAACCGGCGAGCGTCGTCCTTCTCCTCGGCGGGAACCCCGTCCTCGAGGTCGAAGGCGAGCAGATCAGCCCCCCACTTACGGGCATTCAGAACCATGTGCTCGACGCTGCCGGGCACCGTCAGGATGGTGCGGATCGTTCTCATGGGTTGTAGACCTCCTCGAGGCGCGCGGTCGTGGTGTCGTTCTTGGTGATGACGGAGCCCTGGACGAAGATGATGTTGCCGCCGGCGGTGACAATCAATCCGGCCGACTCGCCGCCGAGCTTCGGTTGGTCGTCCACCAGCAGCGTGCCGTAGACGGCGTCCCCGATGGCGTAAGCGTGGATGTCGATCGCTCCACCGGCGCGCTGCACCGCCAGAGCATAGCCGGTGTCGTGGGGCACCACCTGTGAGAAGTTGGGCCAGCCGAACGGAAATTCCGTTTCGCTGTTGAGGTTTTCGGCTGGAGTGCCCCAGGTATTCGTGGCGGTGTCGAAGTCGACCCAATAGAAGTGCTGCACGCTGCTGTGGTCGCCGACGAAGAATGCCCGAACGTCCGATCCGGCGGCCACCATTCCGAGAAACTGGCGTGTGTTGTTTTCTCCGCTAATCGTTGTGAGCTCGACGTGGGCTGTGACCGACAAGTCGCTGTCGGACAGCCGCATGATCCACCACTTGAGGCCGCCGTTCGAGTCGTCCTCGTAGTAGCCGCCAGTGTAGATGCTGCCATTGAGGAACAGCGGGGCGCCCTCGGAGTAGAAGCCGTCGTTTGTCCCGTCGAGGGCGAGCTCGTCGGTGGTCTCGACCAGGGTGTAGCCGGCCGGGTCGACCAGTTTGCGGTGGATCGCTACCGTCTCTCCGGTCCACGGGAAAGGCGTCGGGATCTGGAGGTACTCAACGAAGATCACTCCGTCAGAAGCCCTCGCGGCCACTCGTCCCGGTCGGTCCCAGATTTCCCGATCGGCGAGCGAGTCGGGGATCTTCCAGCTGTAAATCAGGTGCCCAGGCTTCGCCTCGAAGTCCGACACGGGGAGCTCTGCGAGGTCGTAGTAGGCGAGCTCGAGGTCGAGCTTGTCGGGACTGCTGGTCGGGAAGTTGCCGTGCTGGAATTCCCCGGTCTTCTTCCAGCGCGCCCGCTCCCGAAGGACCACGATCCGATCGTTGAATGCGTCGTAGGCGGCTGCGCGCAGGAAGGTGCGCACCCGCAGGGGCGTAGTGGCTCCCACCTTCTTCCGCTGCGCGTGCGTCTCGATCGTCATGTTCGAGTCGCCGCGACCGCTGCCGCCGGTCTCGACCGTGAAGTAGGGGCTCTCGACGTTGACGTTCGCCGCCTGGACGACAATCGAGTAGCTTTTCTTTGGGTAGACGTCGACCACCGCATTGAACGGCAGCATGAAGGTCGAGACCTCTTTCAGCTGCGGATTCGAAATGTCGTTGTCGGTGAATTCGTGCGTTCCTCGGCCGTCCTGTTCGACGCCGTTGACCATCACGCGCACGGCGATCTGCGCCCCGGCCACCTTCGAGCCGTCCGAGCAGGAGACCCTCAGAACGCCGGTGATGTGGAGGGTCGCTTTGCCCCGTGGCGTCATAACCGTGGACAGGCCTGGCAAGCTCGCCCACTCGTTGATCGCCTGATCGAGAGGGACGTCGGCCGAGAGCACGTGCCGGCTGATGTCGTTCGTCTGATTCGCCCGCTTGAGACGGCGTAGCTCGCGCAGGACGTCGCGCATCTGCTGTTCAAGTCGCTTGACGCGGCGTTCGAGGTCCGAGTTGGCGTTGCTCGCCTCCCCCGGCCTGGCGCTCGCCGGCAGGATGCCGGCCATCGCGGCGCCGCCAGAGGTCGCTGTGTCGTCCGAGCTCGCGCCGAACTCAGCGACCCCGAACCGATCGGTCAGCCAGTTGACCCTGGTTTCGAGCGGCCCGCTCACTTGCCACCGCCCTCGGAGAACTCGACCTCGACGCCCTCGATCTCGTCCATCAGGTAGGAGTACGCGACCGGGCTCCCGGCGGTGCGGGAGTCGATCGAAAGCTCGATCCCGACCAGCGCGCCGGCGGCTACGCTCGGGGTGGTAATCCAGCCCTTTCTTGCCGTCTCGGCGTGGGTCGACTTGGCGAAAGGTCCGTGCACCCGCTCGACGTCCCAAGGGGCGAGTGCTGTGCGGACCCGAACGCGGAGCTCAGGCAACGCCTTGCCACGGCGCGCCCGGACCACAGGCCGCACCGCTCGCACCGTGACGTTCTGATAGCTCACCGGGACGAGCCCCGTCGACAGAACCGTGTCCTGCTCGAGAGTCCACTCGGGCGTGAAGGTGGTGCCAGGCAGGCCGGAGAGGAACAGCTCGGGGTCGCCGCCCGACTCGACCGCGAAGAATCCGGCGCCGCGCATCATCAGGTGGTTCGCCCAGGGGATCGAGTCGACCAGGCACAGGGGGCGGTAGGGCTGTGCCGTCCCCGGCGAGGCCTCCTCGATCAGGTCGATGCCGGCGTTCTGGCGCTGGCGCCAAACGAAGGAGAACTGATTCGCCACCACGTTGTAGACGAGCAGCGCGTGGACCGTCGCGGCCGAGCCTTCGGTCTCGACCGGCAGGCCGGAGACGACGTCGTAGGTGTAGGCGAGGGCCTTGTAGCGGATCAACCAGCCGACGAGGCCGTTCTCCTTGTCGGAGAACGACGAGAGCACCGTGAGCTCAGGGACGGCCGGAGTCTCGGCGAGCAAGGAGCGGATCGTCCAGTAGCCGTCGCCCAGGAGGATCAGCTGCTCGCCGCGAACCACCCCGGGGCCGACGGTCGACCAGCCGTAGGTGTCGTCGTACAGGTCGCACAGCGAGCGGGGCTGGTCGAGCCCGATACCGGCGGAGATCCGGTCGAAGACAAAGCCCGAGAACAGGTCGTCCAGGTGCATCAGGTAGATCGCTCGATCCTTGCCGATCACGCAGTTGCGCTTCCCGTTGCCCACCGCCCGGATGTCCCCGAAGGGGTCCATCAGGAAGTCGAAGCCGGTCGCGGCGTCCGGGTAGCTCTCTGGATCTCCGATTGTCCGCGGCTCGCCGACCGCACCCCACCACACGATCGAGCCGTTGGGGTCGCCGAGGTCGCTGGCGATGCCGAGGTTCGCGCCGTTGGCGAACACGATCGAGGAGGAAAGAGCGCCAGCGTGCTTGAACCTTGGCTTCTCGTCCGATGTGAAGCAGTCCTGGAAGTTGACCTGGCCGTCGAGCCGGATCTGGACGGGATTGGAGTGCCCGGCGGCGAGTACGCATTGCTGGCCGAAGGGGAGCAGGGAGCCCTCGCCGGGCTGGAGCGCGGTGCCGAGCGTCAGGCAGGCGACCGGAGACCACGGCGGAGCGCCCGAGACGTCGTACCGGAAGACCTTGCCGCCGGCGTAGACGTAGATAGAAAAGGTCGAGGAGTTGGCCGCGGCGAGGTTGACCGCGGCGAAGATCGGATCGTCCACAGCATCGCCGATCCCCGAGAGGCCACCGCTTCCCGGCTTGAAGAAGGGAGGGGGGGCGATGAATCCGGCGCCGCTGTGGATCGCGCCGTCGGCCTGCACCAGGCCGGAGGAGTTGAGTTTCCCGGTGTTGAACGAGAGGTTCGAAAACGGGATGTAGACCGTCTTGCGCACGGTTCAGATGTAGCAGGGAGTTTGGATTCCGTTGACCACTTTGAGGACGAGCTCGCGCTTGAGCGCCTTCTTCGACTCGAGGAACTCGTTGCGAGCCCGCATCGCCATGGCCTCGTCGTCGCCGCGGCCCATCGCCCAATCGACCAGGACGCCCCACTTCAAGTAGTGCTTCGCGTCCCGGAAGAACGGGTTGGTGAAGGTGTCGGCGGACGTCGTTGGGTTGAAGGCCTCGCCTTCGTGGCCGCTCTCGTCGGACAGGGTCGAGTCCGAGAAGTAGTCGATCGAGATTGTGAAGACACCCGAGGGCGTGGGCCAGAAGTGGATCTGATCGGCGTACCAGGCCCAGATGCGCGGCTCGGAGGAGCGCAGGCCAATCCATTGCGCCCGCCGGAGCTCCTCGAAGGTCCGCTTCTCGATCGGCGTCTTCCGGCCGCTCGACGTGATGCGCATGAAGTCGATCTCTTTGATGTCGGCCGGAACGCTGCCAACGCCCGGAACGTACTCGTCTTGGTTGGCGACGGTCGGGAAGGTGTCGGTCTTGTTGGTGAAGGTGTACCGCTCGCCCCGGAGCTTCAACAGCAGGTCTTGGATCTTGACCTTGAAGGCGGAGCCCTCCGCGGGTTCGTGGGTTTCCTCGAGGATCTCATCAAGGACGGTGCCGAGGTCGGCCACGCTGTACCTCCCGCCGGAGAGAAACGGGTCGGGCGGGGAGGCTGGTCCCGCCCGACCCTTTGTTCACCACGGAGCCACGCGCTCCTCGGTGCCCTCTACTGCATCAGCAGGCGATAGTGCAGGAGCCACGCCGCGGCCGTCGCCGGAGCGGCGATGCACTTGAGCGCCAGAATCGCCTTGCCGTCGACGTCGTCGACGACCAGGCGATCGAAGTAGGTCTCGACCACCGTGGTCGAGGCCGCCTGGAACCGCGTGCCGGCGTTGTAGAGCGTGGTCACGGTGGCGCCGGCGTCCCCGGCCTCGCCGGGCAGCCCGTTCTCGATCAGGACGATGTCGAAATCCGCCGCCGGAGTGGCGTCGGCGTCGGCATCGCCGTTCTCGATGAGCTCGGACTTGAGGATCTTCTTGCCCGCGGCCAGCTGCGTGAGCTGGTGGTACTCGCCCACGACGAGCAGGGCGGTTGCGGGGATCGTCTCGTTGACCACAACCCAGAAGGCGCCGACCGGCGGCCCCTTGTCGAAGTTGCGGAAGTTGACGGACTTGGTGAAGGTGTCGGCCATGACGCTGATCTCCTTTCGGTTCTGAGGTCTCGCCTGGTTAGGCGGCGGCCTCGTAGGTGGGGATCAGGAAGGCGTTGTAGGTCTGGGTCGCACCGCCGTTCGGCAGCGCGAACAGGGTCCGCTTGCATCCGCCGATCGTGTCGGCCGCGACGCCCCACTTGCGGTAGTCGCGGACCTGCTCGACCCAGTCCAGGTGGTCCTGGCTGGCGTAATCCTGGCCGAATCCCATGTGGAGGGCGCGCGCTCCGACGAGCACGGCCCGGTCGACTCCGGTGACGGCCGTTGCCGGCGTCGAGCTGTTGACGCCGTAGGTGACGTAGTCGGTGACGTGCAGCTTCACCTGGCCGTAGGTTCCGAGGTGCCCCCGCTTGAAGCCCGACTTCGACCATTGCTGGCCGCCCTCGAGCTGCGCGCGCGTCAGGTCGGCCCATTGGCCGGCCGTCGTGTTCTCCCGGAGGCGGAACCAATGCCGCGGGGAGAGGAACAGGTGGTAGTAGCCGTCCGATGCCGGCGTCAGCGGGTAGGTGATGAACCGCTTCGAGGTCGCCGTCATGAGGACCTCGTTGATGACGCTGAGCGTCATGCGGTGCGAGGTCGTCAGCGACTCGTCGGCCGTGATTCCGGTCGGACGCCAGATGTGGGCGCTGTCGTACTGCGTGACCGGGTTGTTGCCGGTCCTCTTGTAGTTGGTGCCGACGCCGTTGGCAACGCCGTCGGTGAGCCAGCTCGCGGGGGTGTAGCCGCACAGCTGGTTGAACACCCACTGCTCCCACCGGCGGGCCCACCGCACGGAGAGCTTCACGAAGGCCGACTTCTTGAGGTCGACGTTCGTGCGCTGCTGCGACATCTGGCCTCGCTGCTTGTAGGCGAGGGCCAGGTAGTCGATCTTGAAGGTGTCCTCGAGGATCTCGAGGTCTTCCTCGTTGCCCTCGATGGTGTCGCTGTCGCCGAAGCCGTCCTGGGTGTCGTCCGTCGGCGAGAACTTCACGCGGACCTGGTCGCCGGCCTCCTTGGTGAGGTCGTCGTACAGGTAGAACGCCGCGTCTTCGTCCTCGGAGAGGAAGCCCATGGCCAGGCATTGCCGCTCGGCTTCGTGGGTCATTCCCGCGCGCCAGACCCTCTGGGTCAGGGCGTTGGAGGTTCCGATATCGGACATGGTGCCAAACTCCTGTGGGGCCCTTGCGGGCCTTGCCTGCGCGCATCTTGCGCGCGTCGGTGCTTGGCTGGCTTCACGACCGGGAACTTGAAGGGGCCGGTTCCCCTCTCCGCGGTAACGCCCGGGTGCGGCGCCGGCGGTCGCGTTGGTGCCCCCCGCCGATCGGGGCCTCCTCGATTACCCGCGGGGTCCGGGGCCGGATGAGAGCTTCCGGCGGAGCCTCCTCGGTTTTCGCCCGGGTGCGGCGGCTCCTCGGCCAGCAACCTTCGGGGAGCGACGACTAGGGTAAGCGGCGGACCCCCCTCGAGTCAAGGGAGGCCCGCCTTGATCTGTGTCAACCGCCCTGCGCGGCGCTGCGCTCGAGCTTCTCCATCAGGTCGAGGAAGCCCTTGCGCCCGCCCTCGGCGAAGACCTGGTCGATGTGCTCGGGGGTGACGCCCGCCTCGAGCAGCGCCGAGACGTCGCTCACGTCGGTCTTGCCGCCGCTCGCTCCCCCTTGGCCCTTGCCGCCGGCGACCGCGGACTCCGAGGCCGCGCGCGCCGCGGCGATCGAACCGTCGCGCCGGCGAACGCCGGCGGCCGCGACCTTGCCGTCTCGACGCGGCGCCTGCGTCGACGTTCTGACGCCGTCCTTGGTGAGCGGGACGCCGTTGGCCCGCAGGGCGCGGATCGAGTCCGCGTCGACCAGGCGCCAGGGATCGACGCCGAGCTCCTGGGCGGCGCGGACGGCGCCGATCCTGCGCCCGACGAGCATCTCCTCGATCTTCTCGGGCTTGATCCCGAGGCTGCGCCACTCCTGGCGCATCAGGTCGTCCGCACGATTGGCGCGGTAGAGATAGCCGGGCGGGATGCCGTTGGCGGGGTCGCCCTCGCGGTCGTAGCGGGTCTCACCGTCGCGCAGCTCGCGCACGGTGTTCCGGTGCTGCTCCATCCGGAGCTCGCGCTCGAGCTGCTCGATCCGGGTCTCGGTGGGCTTGATCGCTTCGTGGAAGGCGGTGTCGCCGTCGGCGAGCCAGTCGACGCCCTCCTCGCCGCCCTCCTCGCCGGCGGGCGTTCCGCCGCCCGCCTCTCGCTTGAGGTTGGTGACGATCGCTGTCACCAGGTCGGTGAGCTTCTGATTGTGTTCCCGGTAGGCCTCGATCTCCCGAGACTCGCGCGCGGCTTCGCGCCGGCGGTGTCCGGCGGCGCCGGGGTGTTCGTCCAGGTCGAGGCCCAAGCCCTCGGCCAGAGCGTTGAGCTGCTCGTCGGTGACGTCGGCTCCGACCACATCCCCTTCGCCGCCCTCCTCGCCCTCCGGAGCCACATCTTGCTGCGCCTGCTTGCGCCGCTGGCTGTGGCGGACGGGAGCGGGCTCCGGCTCCCCGTCGTCGTCCTCGACCTCCTCGCCGCGGGCCTCGGCGATCGCCTGGCGCGCCTTGCGCCGCGCGCTCTTGGCGGCGCCCGGGTCCGCGGGGTCGATCTCGATTCCGCGTTCGTGCAGGAAATCGCCGAGCTCCTCGGCCTCCTGCTCTGGGGTCAGGGTCTCGATGCGAGCCTTGCCGCCGAGGTCGTTTCCGAACTCGAGCTCCTCGCGGCTGCCAGCGCCGTCCTCGCGGTCGTCTCCGGATGCCTTCTTCGCCATCGTGGCCTCTCTTTCTCCGTGGTGGTTGGTCTACTGCGCCGGCGCTGCGCCAGCCTCCGGCGGTGCACCCTCCGGGGGCGCCATGAACTGTTGGATCATCTGGGCAACCTGGTCGAGGGCTTCCGGCGGGAGCTCCTGCAACGTCATTTGCAGCCCCTCCATCGTGCCCTGGAGATCCTCGCGCTCGAGCTCCTCCTCGACCACCTTGCGCAGCTGCTTGGCCTCCTCGGCGGGCAGGCCCGGCATATTGCGCAGCAGGGTGGGCAGGATGCGGCGCCCGAGCTGCGGCATCACTTCGATGAGCTTCTGGATGAAGGCGGTGTTGGTGAAAATCTGCCAGATCGCCTGCTTGCCGGTCACGCTCGCCGCGCCCAGGTCGACCGTCACGTTGAACTTGAAGACGTTCTTCTCAACGATCAGGTCGTAGGGGGTGATCTCGCGCGGCTGATCCTCGCCCTCCTCCTGGACGGTGATCGGTTGGCGCTGCGGCTTGCCGTCTGGGCCGCGCATGACCTGGCCGGTGTTCTCGTCCTTGACGATCGTGTAGGTGACGTCCTCGCACTCCTGGTCGCCGACGAGCTCGTTGAAGTCCCGGAACGAAACGTAGTTCTTGATGAGGTTCGCGTAGAGCAGAGCGAGCTCGACCCGGAAGGCGGACAGAGGATCGGCGAGCGGCGCCAGCGCCACCTGGTTCTGCGACTGCAAGTTGGTGATGAGCACGTTCGACCGCTCGGTGGTCGCGGTGCCCTTGAGCCAGTCCGAGACGGTCGTGATCTTCGGCTGGACCTCGATGGCAATGTCGAGCATCTTCTCGAAGCCCTGATGCCACGACGGCGACCGCTCCTCCCAGATGTCCTCCTGGAAGTTCGCGTCGTCTTCGGCGACCGCCCAATAGCCGATCTTCGAGCGGTTGGTGAGCCACGCCTGGGGGTTCTCGAGCACCCTCTCCTTGATGAGGCCGCCGCCTTTGTTCGAGCGCGCGAGGAACTCGAGGCCGAACGACAGCGCCTTGGCGATCCACAGCTGCGGCTCGTAGATCAGGGACATCAACCCGAAGAAGATAATCGAGCCGTCGGGCTGGCGGCCCTTGTAGCCGGTCGCGCACTTGTACGTGAAGGTGTCCTCGCGGATTCGCTTCGGCGCCTCGACCTCGAAGGCGGACTGATTGTTGGCGCTCGCGTAAAAGGCGCGGTAGACCACCCGCTTGTAGATCACGACGGAGTCGATGTCTTGGGGCGTCTGGAACAGCGGAGCTCCGCTTTCGTCGGTCAGACCGATGAGCTCCTTGAGATTCTCCTCGAAGTCGGCCTCGGGCACCTGCTCGTACTCGTCGGTGCGCGGGTCGCGGTAGACCACCCAACGCTCGGTGCGCTTGCGCTGGTGGTCGTAGATCCAGACGGTCGGCTCCTCGTCTGAGAGAAGACCGGAACCGCTTCGGGTCTGATAGTCGTCGGACACCGCGGTCTGCGGGAAGATGTTCTCGCCCGTCACGCCGCGGGGGCGCGCGAGCTGCTCGAACTTCTCCTTGTGCTCGGGCCACCGGATGGAAGCCTCCGCGAGCCCCCACTTCTGGCGGTGAATCACGTAGTTCGAGTCTCGGAGGTTGGGCTTCTTCGCGTCCGGGTCAGGGTACATTTCGAGGCAGTCGACCCAGGAGACCGCCGGCAAGATCGGGAAGTCGGAGGCGTCGAGGAAGCCCTCGCACCAGCCGTATCCGGTGAGCAGCTGGTCAAGGTGGGCGTCGGACTCCTCGCGGTGCCCGTTGCACAGGTTGTAGAGCTGGCGGTGGGCGATCGTGTAGAGCTCGCCGGTGAACTCGTCTTTCGCGTTGCCGTCGACGCCCTGGTACTGCGCCTCGCGGCGATCGACCATATCCTGGCCGAGGACCGTGTTGATGGTCGAGAGGGAGAAGTTGAAGTTGGACGCTGGCCGGCGCTCGGCGAGCATGAGCTCCTTGACGCCCTCGGGCCACGGTTCGTTGGCGTAGGTGAGCGAGAACATCTTGGCTTGCTTCCGCCACGCGGAGAAGCGGCGCTCGGACCTCTTGTAATCGCGGAGGAACTGCTCGGTCGTTTGCTTGACGTCGAGCGCGACGACCCCGGCTGCCTTTTTCGCCATCGTTTCCTCCGATCAGACCGCCCAGGCCTTGACCAGGTCGTCGGCCTCTGAGCCTTGAATTCGACGTCGGATCTTACTCCCCCGGTAGGTGGTCTCCGGAAAGTCGTCGGCCTTTCTCTTGCCGCCGGGGAACTTGAGGACCGACTTGAGCTTCGGGCTGGTGAGCTGCGCCAGGCAGTCGAGCCCGTCGTCGTAGTCGGTGCCGCCGGTCGGCGTCCAGTAGGCGACCTCCTTCTCCTTCCAGACGTGGAGCAGGTCGCAGCTGCGGCCGTCGGTGATGCCGCGGATTCCCTGCGAGGGGAGGAAGATCCGACCGGCCTCCATCGGCGCCTGGAGCCTGCGGATGCGGTCCTGCTTCTTGATCCGCTCCTGGTACTCGATGATGCGGAAACGCAGGTTGCGCTCGCGCATCTTTTCCTCAAGGTGCTGGCTATCGCGCCCGGCGCCCATCGTCTCCATGACCACGCACAGCGGGCGCCAGGTCTCGACTAGGTCGAAGATCGTGTCGGTGAACCGGACCAGCCCCATCTTGTCGCGCACCATGTCGAGCGCGTAGTAGTAGCCCTGCGGCACGCCGGCGCCCAGGCCCACGACCCAGATCACGGTGTAGTCGGAGTCCTTCTTCTCGGCGCGAGCGGTGTCGCAGAAGATATAGACGTTCTTGCCGCGGCGGCACTCCTCGGGCGGTTCCTCGTAGTAGCCGAACCACTCGAGGTTGAAGGTCTGGAGGCCAGAGAGCATCGGCCGGTTCCGCATCACGCAGTTGAAGTGGTCGCGGCCCATTTCCTTGTAGCGTTCCTCGACCCACTCCTTCGAGCGCAGCACCGGGGTTTGCTCGTCGGCCTCGAAGACATCGTGATAGCGAAGGCGGACGATCCGATCATCGAGCAGGACGCGGTAGGTGTCGTTGACCGCCCAATGCGTGCCGGTCAGTCGGTTGGCGACATAGTCGGCAGCGGTTCCCGACAGCTGACGGAAGCCCTTGGTCGTGTCCTCGATCGCTTGGCGCGTCCTGGTCGACCACTCGTTGACGATGTCGTCTACGACGCGGCGGTGTACGTGGTAGCTGGTCTTGCCGGCCTTGAGAGAGGCGAGCGCGATACTCGGTTCCTTCGGATTGAGAGACTGCTTCATGCACAGGCGGTCAGCAGTCCAGATCGGCGCCTCGCGCTTCGGGTTCTCCCAGAAGGTGCCCGGGAAGGTCGTCGGCAGCAGCTCGTTCTCCTCGCACTCGCGCTTGATGAGGCCGATGAATCCCTCGCCAACGTCCTCCTCTTTCTCGGTGACGAGCAGGAAGCGCAGGTCGGGCTGATCCATCAGCTCCCATAGGGTCAAGCTCTGGGTGATGATCGCCGTCTTGAAGTGGTAGCGGGGCCACAGGTCGAGCATCCCATCGGGCTCGGCCTGAACCTCGCGGCAGCGATCGAACAGCCAGGGGTGATCGAACCACGGCCGCTGATACCACCGCTTGAGGAACGGGTCGTCGCAAAGCAGCTGCCCGAGCGTCAGGCAGTAGCGGATGGTGAAGTAGAGATCGTTGAGGCAGGACTCCCGATACAGGCCGTAGTCGCCGGTGCCGCGAATGTGCGCGACGATCTCTTGGTAGTACGGGTGGTCGGGCCGATCGGGCAGCGGCCAGCGCGGGTCACGATGAGAGATCGGCACCGGGTTCCTCGATCGGTTCGATCGGCGGCGGCACGCACCGCTGGTAGAGCTCGAGCGCGAAGGCGCGCGCCTGCTCCCGGTCGTAGTTCGTGAGATCGTGGCCGCTGGATCGCGCGCCGCTCAGTCGGTTGCGGGCGTGGATCTTCGAGAACTTCTCGCTTCGCGCCTCGAGCAGGTTGGTGCGTGCCTGCCCGCCCTTACCTCCGATCGCATCGACCATCGCGGCGTCTTCCGCCTCGATGAGGAACTCGCCTTCGACCGTGTCGGCCGCCTCTTGGAACTCCGGGCTCTCGCGCATCTGATCGGAGATTTCGGCCCAGGTGTGGCCAACCGCCTTCGCCCCCTGGACGCGGCTTTTCGACGTCCTCCAGACCTCGAGGAAGATCGCCTGGTGCTCGGGCAAGTGCGGGTAGCGTTCGGCTGCGGTCTTGTGGTCTTTGGCGATCTCTGGCGTCACGCCCTCGGCCTTCCATTGCTGCCGGATCAGCTCGATCGCCGCCTTGAAGTCCGGATGCGCGCGCGCCCATCGGTAGGCGTGGTGCGCGGTGGTGCCTTGCGCGCGGCAGAAGTCCGCGAAGCTGTTGAATTCGCGGCCCTTGATCTCGTAGGCCTTGAGGAATCGCGCTCGGCGCTGGAGCGCGGCTTCGGTGGAAGCACTCGCCACGGTGGCGGATCAAAGTCCGCCGGCGAGAACGCCCTTGCGCTTCTTCTTGGCCGGGGTCACGGTCGAGGAGCTCGCGCCGAGCTTCCCGGTCGCGCGCACGGTGCGCATCGCTGCGGGGTCGCCGTAGGCGGCGCTGGTGGCGGCGCGGCCGGTGAGTGTTCCTGGCATCGGTTCGGAGGTTGGCTTGCGCGCTCCGATGAGGGTGCCCGAGCTCGAGGCCGCTCCGCCCTGAGCGGGCGGCAAGGGGTTGATTCCCGGCTTGGGCGTCACGCCGCCGGCCTGCGGCGGCATGGGGTTGAT